TCATTCTAGTGATGCGATAGCTGTGCAATGTAGGTAGTTCATCTAAGAACGCACTCATTTTAGTTACAAATTCGTGTGCATTAACGCCTTCATTGACGTCAGAGTAGATAGTGTAAATGTCCATTGGGTTTCCTTATTTCTATATATAGTTAGTAATGAAAATAGTCTTCAATAATGTTTTTGGCACTTTGAGCCAAGCTGATATAATCTACAATATACCAAGCCTAGTTGATGTTGACGCCAGTGAACACGACGAAGCGTTGTCACAAGGATGGCTAGTAACTGTTGACAACGGTGAAAAAGTTTGGTATCAAAGCCGCAGTACCAGAGTAAATGTTGCCAACACTGATTATAGTCTAATAGACAATTACCAAATCACTGACAGTGCTACAAGTGAAATGGATCATGTGTACAATGCCTACTGTTTGAAAAAAGGCTTTAAGAAAATGTACGCACTAGATGATCAACTCAGTTGGGATATCTATGTTCAGTATCATCATGATGACGAGCTAGTAGCATGGAGCAAGCTACGTAGATACAGCCCCAGCAGCATCGAAACAGCATTATTTGCATGGGACTATAGTGAACCGCATTTGCGGTTGGGCGAACGCACAATGCAGCACGAAATTGCTTGGGCTAAACAATCTGGATATTCATATGTGTACATGGGAAGTGGGTATGAAAAAATATGCACTTACAAAAGCCGAGTTGATGGATTTGAGTGGTGGACCGGGCAGCATTGGAGCACTGATGTTGATCACTATGTGTGGTTGTGCAAAAGAGACACCAAGCTGTTAAATTCTAAAGTCGTGGATCTTCACGATTTGAAAATAGACCAGTAAGATACTCTTCGTCCCAGCCGTTGTAGAAACCTTTTTTACCTAATATCTTTGCATGACTGTGTAACTTGCTGCGACTTTGTACTAGTGCTAGTGCATACTTTCCGTGATTGAATTTCACACCATTAACTACTTCAGGGACACTTGGGTGGTCTGACAATGCTAACATGTCAATGGGTACTAGTGTTTCTTCGTTGATATTATCAATTGTGTCTTCAAAGTCTTCAGGATCATAATCATCAGGGTTGTACACATAGATGTACACATCTTGGTCGCCCATACCTTCTTTGGCAACATCTATCATGTCTTGTGCTAGAGAAGTACCTATGCGCACACTGTATTTGTTGGCTAGTCGTGCTTTTCTAGCATACGGGCATGGTGACCAATTGCCTAATGCAGGATGCGGAACTTCAAGAAAGTTGATCAACCATTCTTCGATGCTGGCTTTTACTTCATCGATTACCAAAAGTCTCTTCCTGTTTTCTTTGCTGTTTCTAGGTTGCCCTTGATGATGCTTCCTAAGATGTCTCGTTCTGGACCACTCATCTGTGTGATTTCAGAATAGCTAATACCGCCACGCATGTACCAGCATATCTTCATCATATCCTCTTTTAGGCCCTTAACTTCTTTTTCCATCTTCTCGACGATTGCTTCAATCTCGTCCGGAGCTGATGTTAAGAGCCTGATTCGAAAAAATTTGCAACATTCATGGTAAACGGCGTTTCATATTGGTGCTTGCAATCAGCACAAGTAATACTGAGAGGTTCAATCTCGCCTAGTTTTTTAATTTCTTCAATTTTTTTGCGTACTTTTGAAAAAACTTTTGATTCACAGTTTTTAATGTATTCTGTGATGTGTTCCTTGTCTACTACAATATCATCGCCTGCTTGTATCATGCTAATACTGTCACTGATTGCATTTACAGTAAGCTCGCTGAGACTTTGGAATGCTTCAGTTAGCAATCTAAGCTTTTCGGCTTCGTCAATTTCAGCATCAGGTAATGCTTCCAACATTTTTTGATCTTGGAACTGCAACATGTTGTTACGGTTTTGCTCTGTGTACGTCAACGGTTTGAAATGTATTTCAATGTCTCCGTTGACAACTGGTTTTGAAAAATCTGGAGTTTTGATTCGATCCATGATGCTTCTCAAATCAATACCAAACTCATTGGTTTCGCTGCACTCTGGGCACTTGCTGGTAAATTCCATTTCGTGTCCGTAACTTGCAATCCTTATAGCAATCAACAACGTGTCTAAATCAAGTGTGCTGACCTTCCAAGGATCTACAAAAGCAGGGATGCAACTTTTTATTACATTGGCAATAGCAGCGCCATTGAACAATGCATCAGCAGTTCTGTATGCAATTTCGTCCAGTGCTGTCATTGGATAAATTGGAATTTCTTTATTCTCTGGCATTACTAGAATATTTTCGTCGTAGTACATTCCATTGCTTGGTAACGTGACATAAATTGCAGGTTGCCTGAAGTGTTTTGCAAGTGGGTTCGGGTTGTTGTGATCCATGTTTTTTCCTACCATAAATATATGATACTGTACTTATACAGCGTAAAAACGGGTAAGAATTTAATGGCAGAGTTTGATGATCAAGACCTACAGAGATTGAATGATGAAATCTCTCGTTTGCAACAATCTATGTTGCAACTGGCTAACAGCCAGCAAGTAGGTAGTACTCAATGGAATAAAATCAACACTCAGTTAAACGTTGTTCAAAACAAGTACAAAGCAATAATATCTTCCCAAGAGTCGTTTGCTAATTCAGTTGGTAAAGGAACTGCCGCAGTAGGCAAAATGGCAGTCGGCGCTGTTAAAGCCGGATCGTCTTTTGCAGAAGCAGCCAGTGCAGTTAGGCAAAGCAGGGAAGACTTTACCAGCTTAAACCCGTCAATAAACCTGGCAGGCTCGGCACTAAAGACAACGGGAAAAATAGCAGGAGTAGCCGGTGAAGCACTAGGCGGGCTTGCTGACGGTATTCCTGTTGTTGGCGGCGTTATTGGCGGCGCAATCAATGCAGTAGGCAAGTTTGCTGCTGCAATCACCGAAGCAGTTTCTGACATCCTTACCACAGTAGGTCCGCAACTAACAGCCGAAGTACAACGTGCAAGTGAAGCATTTCGCACAATTGGGCAAGTTGGTGGATTAACTGCTGGCGGGTTAACCGAGATAATGAATCAGAGCATCGATGCTGGACTTAGTTTTACACAGTTTAGTACGGTAGCGTCCAAAAGTGCCGAAGGCCTTGCATTTGCGTTTGGCGATGCAAGCGAAGGTATTGAAAGATTTTCTCGAGTTTCTGCAGACATGGAACCATTCAGACAAGGCTTGATAGCTTTGGGTGTGGGCGCTGAAAAGCAAAATGAACTAACATCAAAATACTTGTTGTTGCAAGCAAGAACTGGTAGAGTGGAAGCAATGTCAGCTAGGGAACTTGCACAAGGCAGCGAAGAATACATCCGTAAACTGTCTACACTGTCAAGAATAACCGGTAGAAGCATTGACGATCAACAAGCTATAATGGATGCACAAACACGCAACATACGTCTAATGGGTGCCGCAGCTGACATTCAAGAAAGATTGGGCGGTGAAGAAGGAAAACGAGCTGCACTAGCTATGCAAACCACATCAGCAGCTATTGAAACTGTTGCAAGTAAAGAAATTGCCGATGGTTTGCGTGATGCAATGGCAGGAAACTTAGGAACCGAAGCTGCTCAAGGATTTGTTCTTGCAGCCGGACAAGAAGGTGTTGCTGCGGTTGCTGCACTACGTGCAGGTACTATGAGCGATCTCGATGCAACAGCATTAATCATGCAAGGCATTAACAATAGATTTGATTCTCTAGGAGGATCAGCGGGAATTGCTAGATTGGTTGGACTTGGTACACCAATGGATGCAGTTTTTGAAGGCATGTTTAATGTAGCCCAACGTGCTAATTTAACAGCAGACGACTTAGAAAAATTAAAAACATCGCAAGATGGGTTCACAACAGCAACTGATACTACTACTGCTGATCTAATTGCTGCACAAGTCGCTTTACAACGGGCAGCAATTGAAGCTGACAAAATGGCTAAAGAGCTTATGGGCCCAGCTGCATCGGCGATTGAACAATTTGCAGTAATTGTGCAAAGAACAAACACAGAAATGTTTTTAATGCTCGAAGCATTTAGCACTGGTGGACTAGCCGGATTAAAGTCAGCAGTTTCTGAACAAATAATGCCAGATATTGGGACTGGACTTGTAGATTTCACAAATATGAGTCCCGAAGAAAGAGATGCTGCACAACAACAAATTCAAGAACGACTTGATAACTCAAGGAAAAGAAACGCAGAAACCTGGGAAAACATCAAAAAGATGTTTGGATTTGGAAGATTTATTGATAATGCATCTGGAAATAACGGAACAACAACTGGGGGTGCAGGTACTTTGCCATCAGGTGCAACACCAGATTATGGAAGCAATGGTGATTTATTAAAACTACTTGAGGAAAGTAGAAGAAAATATGCTCCGCCAGGAACACCAGATGCTACATCTTCAACAGCAGGCCCTACTGGCACGTTAAGAACCAGTGGAAGTCTATCAGATGTATTAAATGAAAATCTCACAGTAGCAAACAGTCAGTTGGCAAATTCTAAAGCAGACACTTTAGCAAGAAAAGAAGTGTCAGATCTAACCATTGAAAAGTTAACTGAAATTGTAACTGCAATGGATCGTGCTAATCGTACCAGTGAGCAGATACTACAGCGGGCCAGGCAAGGGTGATAAATACTTGTGTCACAATGTGCATATTGGAAAAATAATACATGGCCGGATGGAAAAAATACTTTAAAGTGGTGGGCAACGAAGGTGGGCAACTTTCGCCTATTAGCGGACGGTCTACTCAAGGATCAAATGGTCAAGGCGGCCAATTTGGTTTTAAGAATTACCAAAGTCACTTGCCTGAAGTGTATTCAGGTCACCCTAACAGAATTGAACGCTACAATCAGTATGAAAATATGGATTGCGACAGTGAAATCAATGCATGTTTAGATATCATTGCTGAGTTTGCAACACAAACCAATGAAAGCAACAACACACCGTTTGAAGTTGAATACACTGATACTCCTACAAACAACGAAATTGAGATTATTAGAAAACAACTACAACAGTGGACTAAACTCAACAAGTTTGATCAACGTATATTCCGTCTTTTCCGTAACACGTTGAAGTACGGCGATCAAGTTTTTGTTAGAGATCCAGAAACCTTTGAACTATACTGGGTTGACATGACCAAAGTAGTAAGAGTTATTGTCAATGAAAACGAAGGCAAGAAACCTGAACAATACGTTATTCGTGATATCAATCCCAACTTTCAAAATTTAAGCATTGCTCCTAAAAGCACCACAGACTATGGATCAAATCCTAATGCAGGGTCAATTGGCGGCAGCGGCGGATCAAATTCAAACTACACTATCCCAAATGCACCTCTTGCAGGTGGACAAAGTAGATTTGAACACACTATAAACGAAACAGTAATTGATGCTAAAAATATAGTACACCTTGGACTTAGTGAAGGCTTGGATTTTTATTGGCCGTTTAGTCAAAGTATACTTGAAATGATTTTCAAAGTATTCAAGCAAAAAGAGTTACTTGAAGACTCGATTCTAATTTATCGTGTGCAACGTGCGCCAGAACGTAGAGTATTTTATATTGATGTAGGCAACATGCCAAGTCACCTTGCTATGCAGTTTGTTGAACGTGTTAAAAATGAAGTGCACCAAAGACGTATTCCCAATCAACAAGGCGGGCAAGCTGGTACTACAATGGATACTACATACAATCCATTGTCAATCAACGAAGATTACTTCTTTCCACAAACAGCAGAAGGTAGAGGATCAAAAGTTGAAACACTACCAGGAGGCGAAAACCTTGGACAAATCGACGATTTAAAATACTTTAACAACAAGATGTGCAGAGGACTTCGTGTTCCTAGCAGCTACCTTCCGACTGGCCCAGACGACAGTGATCGACCAATGAACGACGGTCGTGTTGGTACTGCACTTATACAAGAATATAGATTTAATCAGTATTGCGAAAGACTGCAAAAGCAAATTTGTCAAAAACTTGATGATGAATTTAAAATGTTTTTGCGCTGGAGAGGCTTTAACATTGACAGCGGGTTGTTTAGCATCAAGTTTGCACCGCCACAGAATTTTGCTAGTTATCGTCAAGCCGAACTTGATACAACTCGTATGCAAGCGTTTAGCACATTAGAGCAAATTCCCTACATGAGCAAGCGTTTTCTTATGAAACGTTACCTGGGTCTCACTGACGACGAGTTGCAAGAAAACTCGAAATTGTGGAGTGAAGAAACTGGGCAACCAAGTGAACTTGAACCAATGGGCAAAGATTTACGCACAGTTGGTGTTAGTCCTGCTGATTTTGATGCAGATATCGAAACCGGCGGTGACATTGAAGCAGGCGGTGAGGAAATTGATGTGGACATTGATGCTGGTGCAGTTGCAGCAGAAACGCCTCCGGCATAAATATTATTATGAAACTATTTGAATTTTTTGAAGCAGCGCCAGAAGGGTACCAAGATGTAGAGGATGACAATTCTACACCGCAACTCGGCGAACTGCGCAAAACTAAACTAACTCTTAAACAAATTTCAAAACTTCGAAAAATGTATGACATGCGAAATTATGAAAAAAAAGAAGAGCTGAAAAAGGTGCAAGCACAATATGCACCAGCGCCGCCACAAATGTGATACTTTATTAGAATTTTTCTTTTAGTCTAATAAATTTATCGTTTTCTACCCATTTTACTCCTATAACTGCATAGTTTTTAGTATCTATGTTAAATATTATACTGAGCCCATACTTTGGAGGAACCAATATGAACAAATTTGAACAACTTATCGAATTCGTTATTAACGACGAAGAAGATAAAGCAAAAGCTCTCTTTCATGAGATCGTTGTAGAGCAATCTAAAACAATCTATGAAGACATCATGTCTGAAGAATCAGACGCAGAAAAAGATGACCATGCTGAAAAAGCTGGTGATGAAGTTAAAAAAGACATCGAGTATGATGACAAAATGGACGAGTCCATCGAAGAGTCAGAACTTGGTGGATCACAAGTTGACGATCTTATTGACGAAATTGAAGCCGAAGAGCAAGGCGTCACTTTTGAAGATGAAGAAGAAATCGAAATGGTTGACGTCGACGTTGAAGATGATGACGACGATGAAGAACTCGAAGATCGTGTTGTTGGTCTAGAAGACAAACTAGACGAACTTATGTCTGAGTTTGAAGAACTCATGGGTCAAGTTGATGACAACACTGACGACATCGACGATGTTGAAGATGACCATGAAGAAATGGACATGGACGACGAAACAGTCGAAGTTGACATGGAAATAGAAGGTCTAGAAGAAAATGTTGACCTAACTGCTGCTCCTAAAGCTGTTACCACTGAACCAGCTGGTACTCAAACGAGTAGTACTGTGGCTGCCAACAGTGGCGCAAAAGGTGCTGTAGCAAAACCAGTTGACACAGACACTGCTCCAGAAAAAGGTCGCTCTGCTCCAAAAGCACAAGACCAAGGTAACACAACAAGACCAGACATGAAAGCTGCGCCAAAACCGCAACTAGCACAAGCGTCTGGTGTGAACACCAAAAGCGTTATTGACTAAAAGGATAACCAAGTATGGCTCTTTATCTTAGAGAAAACCTTACCTTCGAAACCGCACAAATTCAACTCGTTGAAGGGAAAGACGGTAAGGAACTCTTTATGGAAGGCATCTGCATACAAGGTGGTGTTAAGAACGCTAATGAGCGAATATACCCTGTGAGTGAGATTTCTAACGCAGTTAAAACTCTTAATGAACAGATCAAAGAAGGCAATAGCGTCCTTGGTGAAGTTGATCACCCGGATGACCTTAAGATTAATTTAGACCGTGTATGTCACATGATTACTAGTATGTGGATGGACGGTCCAAATGGATACGGAAAACTAAAAATACTTCCAACACCAATGGGCGAGCTAGTTAAAACTATGCTTCAGTCAGGTGTGCGATTGGGAGTATCTAGTCGTGGATCGGGTAATGTAGATCCACACAACGGACACGTCAGTGACTTTGAAATTGTTACTGTCGATGTAGTCGCACAACCCAGTGCTCCAAATGCTTACCCTAAAGCTATTTACGAAGGACTTTTGAACATGAAACATGGTCATGCAGTTCTCGAAATGGCTAGGGAGTCAGGGTCAAACGACAGAGTACAGAAGTACCTAACAGACGAAGTATCTCGTCTGATTAGGGACCTAAAGATTTAGGAGAATCGCATGTTAGATGCTATTAAACCACTACTAGATAGCGACCTGGTTAATGAGGATACTCGTAATGCTATTGCTGAACAATGGGCAGCAAAGTTGAATGAGACCAAAGAAACAGTTCGTGCAGAACTTCGCGAGGAGTTTGCACAACGCTATGATCATGATAAAACAGTGATGGTAGAAGCCCTAGATAAAATGGTAACAGAAGGCTTGCAAGAAGAAATTGCTCAACTTAACGAAGAGAAAAAGGCACTTGCAGAGGACCGTGTAAAAGCCGCAAACGCAATGAAAGAAAATGCTAATAAATTTAATAACTTTATGGTATCAAAACTTTCAGAAGAGCTTCGCGAACTACGCACAGACCGCAAAGTACAAGCAGAAGGTTTTGGTAAGCTAGAATCATTTGTTGTAAGTGCTTTGGCCGAAGAAATCAAGGAATTCGCAGCAGACAAGAAAGACTTAGTTGAAACTAAAGTAAAGCTTGTTAGCGAAGCACGTGGACAACTTGATAGTCTAAAAAGTAAATTTGTAAAAGAATCTGCTAAAAAGATGTCAACAACTGTTGCTACTCATCTTACGCAAGAATTAAGTCAACTTAAAGAGGATATCAAAATTGCTCGTGAGAACAATTTTGGTCGCCGTATATTTGAAGCATATGCTACAGAGTTTGGTGCTACTCATCTCAATGAGAATGCAGAAGTACGCAAACTATTAGCTACTATTGAAGATAAAGACATTAAGTTGGCAGAAGCCGTTAACGCTCAAAAACAAGCCGCAAAGCTTGTTGAGAGTAAAAATCATGAAATTAAAATCATTCGTGAAGCTAATGAGCGGGAAGCTACATTAGACGAACTACTTTCGCCTCTTAACGATGAAAAGAGAGAAGTAATGATTAATCTTCTTGAAAACGTTCAAACATCTCGTCTAAAGAACGCATTTGAGAAGTACTTGCCAGCAGTACTCAGTGAAGCTAAAGCAACTAAAAAAGCTGAAGCACTTGTTGAATCTACTGGTAACAAAACTGTTAAGGCCGAACAACAAAGATCCGAAACAAACAACGTTAATAACGTTATCGATCTTAAGCGCCTAGCAGGGCTTTAAAAAAGAAAAAGGAGACAGAAATGTCACAAGAACTACTAGAAAACAGATGGAGTGAGACCAAGGAAGCCCTCCTAGAAGGCCTTCAAGGTTCACGCCGTTCAACAATGGGTGTTATCCTAGAAAACACTCGTAAGCACTTGGCAGAGAATGCAACAGCAGGTTCAACTTCTTCCGGTAACGTAGCAACACTTAACCGTGTTATCCTACCAGTTATCAGACGTGTTATGCCAACTGTTATTGCTAACGAACTAGTCGGCGTTCAGCCAATGACTGGCCCAGTTGGCCAAATTCACACACTACGTGTTCGTTATGCAAACGCAATGACAGACAACTCGGCAGCAGCAACAAGTACAGCCGCTGGTGACGAAGCACTAAGTCCATTCAAAATTGCACAAGCTTACTCCTCTGCGTCCACAGTGACAGCAGGCGTTGTACAAAATGCACAGAACACATACCAAGGTGCAAACACAGCAGTACTTGAAGGCTCCGGTGGTCGTCAGATTTCCGTACAAATCCTCAAGCAAGCTGTTGAAGCAAAAACACGTAAGCTACAAGCTCGCTGGACATTTGAAGCAGCACAAGACGCACAAGCCATGCACGGCATTGACGTTGAAGCTGAAATCATGGCAGCACTTGCTCAAGAAATTACTGCTGAAATCGACCAAGAGATCCTACTTTCTCTACGTTCACTAGCAGCAACTGAGTTTACATACAACCAAGCCACAGTATCAGGTACAGCAACATTTGTTGGTGACGAGCATGCAGCTCTTGCAGTTCTAATCAACCGTACAGCTAACTTGATCGCTCAGCGTACACGCCGTGGCGCAGGCAACTATGCTGTTGTTTCCCCTGCTGCACTTACAGTGCTACAGAGTGCAACAACAAGTGCATTTGCTCGCACAACAGAAGGCACATTCGAAGCACCAACAAATACTAAATTCGTCGGTACATTGAATGGCACAATGCGTGTATTCTGCGACTCATATGCAGGCGACACAACTCCAGTACTAGTTGGCTACAAAGGCGCAAGTGAAACAGACGCACCAGCGTTCTATTGCCCATACGTACCGCTAATGAGTTCGGGCGTTGTTCTTGATCCGTCCAGCTTTGAGCCAGTAGTGTCCTTTATGACACGTTATGGCTATATTGAGCTAACAAACACAGCATCGTCCTTCGGCAACGCCGGTGACTATGTTGGTGAAATTGCTGTACAGAACCTTTCGTTCTCATAAGCTTTATCATTACAACCTGCACTATGCAGGGAGGAGAAAACAGCACCTTCGGGTGCTGTTTTTTTATGTTAAGTTACTTTATAATTAAATACTACTATGAATGTACACTGGCGATTTAATCACGGATCTAACTCTTTTGATCAAGTTGACGGAAATCCAATACAATATTATCAACAATTAATGGATCAAGTAAAAACTCCTACATTGATTATTGATATTAGTTTAGTTAAATTTAGAAATCTTGAACTATACTTGAATTTTGTGTTAGATTCTGCATCCAAAGAGAATAGTTTGCCAGCTTTTAAACAATTAATATTTGATGCCACACTTGATCCTGTTTATGACTATGATGAAAAAGTAAAAATTCTTAACAACTTTGTTAAAAACAAGGGCATTTTAGGATTTTTAAGTTTAAGCCATTTTACGTTAAATCAGCATAGTCATTTAACAGAAATAATGTATCCAAGTTGGTTTTTTATTTTTAAAAAACAAAAACTGCCAGAATTAAATTTAGATCAAAAAAAGTGGAAGTACAGTTGTCTTAATAGAAATCCGAGCTGGCACCGATTGATGCTCTATACAATGGTTAAAGAAAAAAATTTACTTGATCAGTTTGTTTATACATTCTATAATAAATGTCCTTACAATGGTACAAAAGTTGATATTGCGTTTTATCATAAGAATAAAAAGTTCTTTGGCAACTACTATACTAACTGTATGAAAAGTATAAAAGATTTACCTTTAACTTGGCCCGGTGATGTTCAAGGAGAGAACGATCATACGCTAAATCATAGTGCATATTTACACAGTGAGTGTAATATAGTAACTGAAACAAGTGCAACTGTGAGTTTTGTTAGTGAAAAAATTTGGAAACCTATTGCTGCTGGCCAGATATTCCATGTTGTTGGAAGTGCTTATACAAACAAATGGTTACAAGGTTTGGGGTTCCATGTATTTGATAAAAATGGCTATGACTCGATTATTGACAATACACAACGTATTAAAAAAGTTGTTGAACTGTTAAACGTAGAAACCATGTGGAACAAAGAAAACTTGTGTAGCATTGAACATAATTATCATTTGTTTCACAGCGGAGTAGTAGAAAAAAGTATTTTAGATCCATTAGTTGCTATACTTGACCAATAAATTCTGCTAAATACTTTTCTAACGTAATACTACGTTTTATGCGGAACACCATCCGCGTAGTAGGCTAGAACCTACATCGGACTTCTACAAGGAGAAAACAACATGGGACGTCCTCTCAAAATTAAAATTTCTGATACTAGAGACGCTGGCTTTAACAACCCAGACGGAAACGGTACACCAGCAGGCGAGCTATACTTTGGTCAAGTTGGCGGTAATTCAAATCTATCAAGTGGAGAGTTTCCAACAACAACATGTCGTGTTAAAATTGGCACAGTAGCAGAAGCTGAGGGTTATATTATCCGCCAAAAAGGTTCAACAAAATACCTAGTTGGCGATTCAACTGGCGTCACAGCCGGTTCGTTTATTGTTAATAACCAGTATATTATTACAGCACTTGGCAACACTGACTGGCAAGCAATCGGTGCAGGCAAAGATGCAGGTGTTGGTTCTACATTTACAGCAAGTGGTGTAGGTTCGGGCACTGGTACTGCTGACACAATTGGTGTTTGTGTGCTATCTGACTTGGCTGACGCTGCACTAACTGCTGACACTATGACAGTAACTTATGCAGACGAAGGCTCGACACTAGTTCGCATCAAGCGCATGACCAACAAGTATGCAATCAACTTTGCTAACGCAAAAGTATTGGTTAACTACTTTAACGTTCTTGATGACACAATCGAAAAATCAGGCGCAGAAGGTTCAACAACAACTATTAATCTAGTACAGATTGAGAATCCAAACTACGGTTAAGATTAATTTTTTAACTTACTAACCCTCATTGTAATAACTACAATGGGGGTTTTTTATGAGTGCAGCATTTATATTAGGAAATGGCAGAAGTAGACTAGCAGTTAATCCTAATAAATTAATGGAAATCGGTACAGTATTTGGGTGCAATCGATTGTATCAAGAGTGCACACCTCATTGCTTGGTGGCCACTGACAGGCCAATCGCCGAGGAAATACAAAATTCTGGATATGCAAAAAAACATAGATTCCACACCCGAAAACCTATTGTGGATTTAGGAGGACAGTTTCTTGCTAAAGACTACAAAGGATTTAGCAGTGGGCCAAATGCTGCCAGTTTGGCGTTAATTGATGGACATAGTGACATATACTTGATTGGTATGGATTTTGGAACTACCAATGGTATGGTTAACAATATCTATGTTGATACAAAATTTTACAAAAAAGAGCTCGACCCACCAACATACCCGGGTAATTGGATTAATCAAATCATCAAGCTCACTGAAGACTTTAGCACCAGACAATTTTGGAGAATAGAAGGCCCAGAATCAGCATTTGTGCCTAGGTTTAATAAAATACAAAATATGAGGATAATGTCTATGGACAAGTTTCTAGAGAAGGTAAATACTGCTAGAGGTCCACTATGAACACAAAAAAAAGAATTGACGGCGATTACTATATTGAAACAATAAATGCCGATGACAGAGTATACATTGATACAGATACTCTTGAAGTTGACGGTAACTTGGTGGTTAGCGGCAACTTAACGTATATTAATACTGAAGAACTTAATGTATCAGATCCGTTTATTGTTTTAAACAGTAGTAACACAGCAACTTATGCTGCCAATGCAGGTGTATTGACTCACAAAACTGCAAGCGACTATGCTGGTATTAGATACAGTGTTGATAACGGTCGTTGGGAATTGAGCACTGCTACTAGTGCAAGTGGAGAAACTGGCACTTGGGATGCAATCGGGACAGCATCGGCTGGTTCACCAGGTGGTCCTAACACAGCTATCCAGTTTAATAATGCAGGTACGTTCGGCGGCGAAGCAGAACTTACTTGGGACCAAGGCACCGACACACTTTCAATTACAGGAATTGTTAGCGCCACTGGCAATGTTGCTGTTGACGGCGCAATTCAACTTGCTGATCAGAGTAGTGCCCCTGCCTCAGTAGCAAACACCACAGTTTTGTATGCAAACACAGTAGGTAGTGGCGGAACTGGTGTTTATTTTGTTGATGGCTCTACATCCGACGAACTAGTAAGCAAAAGCAAGGCCATCGTTTATGGCATTATATTTTAAGGATTAAAAAATGGCAATTCAAACAACCGAAGTTGTAAACTCAGATACCACAGTGTACACAAGCTCGGACAACAGTGCAATTACATATGCAGCGTTTACAAATTATACCGGTGCTACTATTAGTATAGATATACATATTGTTCCAAGTGGAGACAGTGTAGGAAATGTTAATTGTGTTGCAAAATCATTAGAAATCACATCAACTGACACATATCAACTATATGCAGGCGGCGAAAAACTATTGCTTAGTAACAATGATTTTATTAGTGCTGTTGCAAATGTCGCAACAGGTGTAAATTCAGTAATTTCGTATACTGGTATCTAATATGGCTGCTAATCCAAGCTCGGGGCAATTTTTAAAAAATTACAGAATACCGTCGTCTAGTACGAGTGTGGTTATTCCAGGCGGCGCAACTGCTGACCGACCTACTGCTCCAACATTTGGTAGTTTTAGATTTAACACTAGCACTGGCGGCATGGAATATTTTGATGGAACTGTATTCAAGTCAGTGGGTGTTGCTGGAGAAGCAAACTTGGTAGTTGATGCATTCACAGGTGATGGGTCTACACTTTCTTTTACACTTAGTACATCAGTGAGCGACGAAGATCAAGTTATTACCTTTGTTTCAAACATTTATCAGCAACCTGTGGGAGTATATACCATCACCGGTGGCGGTAACGACATTACCTTTAGTGCAGCACCCCTTGATGCTGAGCCAATTCATGTGATTCACGGACTAGGAACAGTACCTGCAACCTAGATTAAATCTAGTATAAATACAATAAGATTTAGAGGATAGCATTATAAATGGCAATTGCACGGGTTTCTGGTAATGCATTAGCAAACGATTTACAACGGAGCACTAATTTAGCAATTAGCACAGATGCGTTGTATATCGACGTGGCTAACAGCAGAATTGGTGTTAACACTACATCAACTACCCATGCTATTACAACACCCGACGATGCCTCAATTGGCAATGTTGTAATTACTGGTAACAGTATCACATCTAATCTTGGAAATCTTGACTTGTCAGGGTCAGAGCTTAACTTAGGTGCAGTCGAAGATATAACAATCACAGGCGGCTCAAGCGGCACAGTGTTGAGCACCGACGGTGCTGGCGTTCTAAGTTTTATTCCAATTAGTAACGTTGGGGGGCTAACAGGTAATGTTATTAGCCTTGGGACACCAACTGACGGAGATCTAACAACTAATGTAGCTTATAATGATTGGACAACTAATACATTTGTAACTGACGGTCTTGATGATCTCAATCAAGTTGCACTAAACATTGCTAATGGCACATATGTTGGCCAAGTTGAATTTACTGGTACGCCTGTTGCAGGACCGAGCCCGCAAACTGTAACATTTAGTGGAAGTTTAGTAGGTACTGCTGATAACTATCTTTGGGACTTTGGCGATGGTAATACATCAACAAGTGGCCTTAATGTTAGTCACACGTATAACGATGATGGCGGCGGACAATTTACTGTGTCACTGACAGCATTTAACTCTGATGGCACTTACCAAGGAAATGTTTCTCTTGGCGCAAAAGGTTCAGTTGACACCAGAACTAGAACAAACTATATTACACTTTACACCCCGAATCCTGTACCGGCATTTACTATAACAGACAACAGCATCGACAGTGGTGCATTAGCTGAGATTAATAATACATCAACAAATGTAACATCAAGCTACGAACTTGATTGGGGAGATGGTGTTGCAAATACAAACCCGGCATTGGGCTGGACAACACTTACAAATACCTACACCAACTCAGGCGGCGACGAGCAGTACACAATTGTACTAGCTGGTACGTCAAGCACAGCCGGGCCAACTCCGGTTACAGTATACAGTGCGCCAGGAACAGTGAGTGTGTACAGTGATCACACTAGTCAGTTTACTGCTAGTGCAACTACATTAGTTAACGAAGAAGCAACTTCCGGTGGTGTGGTAACATTTACAAACACTGTTGCCACTGACCCAGGAACTACTGCGGTGTTTGGTAGTCAGCAAAAATATCTTTGGACATGGGATGATGGGTCAGTTGCTAATGTTAATATACAAAGTGGAGTTGCCGGTAACCCAGGATCTACTATTGATCATACGTTTGCCCTCAGTTCAGGTAATCAAGCAAGCGGCACGAGCCAAACATTTGATGTTACTTTACAGGTAAGAAACGGCAGCACCAATTCACCTTTTGTGAGTGGTACTACTACAATTACAATTGAACCAGATGTGAGATCAATCTACACCGGGTCCGCAGTCACACTCAGTGACAGAACAGGCGATAATGCACAAGATGGTTATGTATTTACAGACTATCGTGACGGTGCAGACAGAGCATTATTTACATTTGACAATATCAGTCAGAATGCAACAATATTTGATTGGGCGTTCGGCGACGGCAACACAACTGGTAACATTACTAGTGGTGCTGGTACACCTGGTAATGGTAATATTACCAACACTTATTCAAGCACAGGCAACTATACAGTTGAGCTAGATGTTTACGGAACTCCTGCTACTATAGCACAATCTGACAGCGAAGTCAAGAGCAACTATATTCAAATTAATGCAAATCCTGCACAACCAGGTGCATTAAGTACTAAGACATTGAGTTTACAAGATTCAAGTCAAGGGACGTCTCCATTGTTGGCAGCTAATGCTACAGATAATAGTGGAGGTAACATTGTTGCAGCAGGATCGAGTGTTACACGCTATACAACTACTACAACTATTAATACAAACAATGTTACAAATGCAAATACTGCTATATCAGGAACACTGTCAGCACAGTTTAACGGATCAGCAGCAGGCAATGTTACATTTACTAGCAGCGGTGATGCATCGGGTACATACACAGATTTGATTGTTGTTGCAGATGGCGATGCACACGATGAAATTAGTGCAAGCACTTACCCAAGTGGATTTGCTAAAGTATTTGATGCACGGTGGCAACGTGCCCTTAGTGGAATTAGTGTAGGTTACAACGATGCAAAATTAAGTCATACCACTACCGGCGACACTAATCTTGTTGATTTTGTTAAAGATGACATGACTGATGTACCGACGGTAGTGCAAGGTAACGCAGTTATTGTAGAACAAACTGCCGGCACTTACAGATATATTTCGGGTGTACCATATTACAATACAGGCAGTCCTGCTATTCAAATTCAGGGTTTAGAAGTATCCAACTTGACAGGGCAGACATACAGAAATACCAGTCAGCCTATACAGTTTACCACAGGCACATTAGCTGAGGGCACAAGCGGCAGTATTATTAACACACAAACAAAAACCTACAGTGATATCAACGGAACTCCAAGTTTTGTTACTGCTGGAATTGTTAATGCAGACGTTGGTGTTGCAAGCCCGCAACCAATGGGTAATATTACACTGAGTGTAAACGGTAGCGCAAGAGCAGTTGGGTATGTTGATAGTCAGATGTTCAATGTTAACGGATCTAGTGGTGTAGTAAACATAACTAATCAATATATTCAAATCTACAGTGCAAGTTTATCAGGATTTGATGAACAAAATATTCCTGTTGCAGATGCACTAGGAAGTGTTTTTGACGATGATGGGTTGCGAATCACTGGATTAGGAAGTGCAGCAGACAACCCTGCATTTAACAGTGCAACAAACTATTATACTTCCAATGCCTGGAGTGGTGCAGAGACAATTGCCGGAACACAAGAAGCAGTTGTGCGCTGGGGCACATTGGATCACTTTACTACAGACTTTAGCAGTGGCTATTTGCCATCTGGGCCTGACCTAAACACAGGACGAAGTGGCACACAATATTTTACATTTGCATTCCGTAGAGCAACAATGGCCAACTTTGACATTAGTTTAAACAGTGCAACAGGTATTACTGGACTTTGGATTGCTGCACCTGGTACTACTATTGACGATGCAAGCACTGCAAACGGCTGGGTTAATGGTACTGTACAGTATGCAGGTTCGGGTGTACCTGGGGACGACACCGGTAACGGTGGTAATGGATCTTTGGGTTGTGCACTCACTGGTGCTGATGTAATACCAACAGGTAGTACAATTAATGCTGCCTATACTATGACATTAGGTAGTGAAAACAGTTCAAATTCAACTGGTAACAACGTATTAGTTCGCATTGCATTAGCAAGCGGAGAATCACTTACCAGCGTTAGTGTAGGAGTAGCAAGCTAATGGCACTCGCAGATAGCACTAAAGTTGATTTTCTTTGGAAGAAGCTAGGGTTTGGCGTTGCTAAAACTGCTCCTCCCTCAAATAAAGAAGCGTTCAATGAAAGTATACCATCGCCGCTATTAATGCGTGGTGATAGAGTTTGGCAGCAATCTGGAACTATTCCTAGTGTTAAACCGAGTTCATCTAGTAGTATTGTGGAAGTCTATCAGGATGCAGCAGGCGGCCAGTCAACTGTTGAAACCACTGAAGATTTAACAGCGCCAGACAACCAAACCTGGAAAACTAATTTAACAGATTGGATCCCAACTGAATTTGGATCAACTTATCTTGTTAAAGTTTATGTCGACAACGAAGGCGCAGCAAATCCACAAAGCACAGGAACACAATTATTCCAAAGCGGTAGTGGCAACGAAGACGGCTGGTTCTTTGATTATCAAGCAGGTGTACTTAACTTTAACGGCGACAATATTCCAAGTCAAATAGATACAGGTGTTACAGGAAAATCAATTTATATTGTTGGTGCTAGATATGTTGGCACGTTTGGAGTTGGATCAAGTAGCCAGCTTGGTAACTTAACAGTTGCCGACACTACACTCGGCACAGTAAATGCAGGAGATAATATTATCCTTGAAGTTACTGGCAGCGGCACAGTGCAAATTGATACAACAACTGCTCTCGGCATTGCTGTCGGAAACACAGCCCAGCGCCCCGGCTCACCAGAGACTGGGGATTTAAGATTTAATACAACAACCGGATTTGTTGAAGTATATGATGGCACTAGCTGGGACAATGTAGGCGGCAGCGAATTTGGTTCAATTACTAGCCAAACACTAACTGGTGATGATAGTACAACTGCATTTACACTAAATCAAGCAGCAAGCACTGCTGGTATTATTGTTAGTATTAACGGTACCATCCAAGAACCAACGAGCTCCTACAGCGTTAGCGGTACCACAATAACATTTACCGAAGCTCCAGCTACTGGGGACACAATCGAAGTAAGATTTATTAGTGCTGTTACTACGGTGTCTAGTATTACAAATCTTAGCGGTAATGCAACAGTTGAGGTGTTAACAAACGGTGTTGTTGAAATGAGCACTGTACAGAGTTTACAATTGCCGACCTATACTGTAGCCACTGCGGCTAACATTGCTAATGTTGCAGACGGGCAAATAATCTACGTCAGTGATGGTGACGGCGGCAGTCCAAGCCTAGCAGTATACAGTGTTAACAATTGGAAAAAAGTTTTATTATCTGGAAATATTAGTGCCGTATAACGCCGTGTGAACAGATTATAAAAAAAAATAGCAGAATTTATTTTTCTTAATTATTTATAAATAACAGTAATAGAATACGTAATATTCTGTTAACGTAATTAATAAGCGTGACTGGCGATGTGAGAGCCCGTGGGTGAGTAGCATAGCTGAAGATACCTTATATTAAAACCGGTTTAATATTTGGAGATAATAAAACATGGCTATAACCAGAATTAAGAATAACCAGATTACCGACAGTACTATTGTCGCTAGTTCTAAACTAGTTGACAACAGTATTAGTGCAGGTAAGCTGGCAGACGATCTGGTATACGGTAGTAACCTTACCGTAACAGGAAATCTAACAGTACAAGGTACAAGTACAACACTTGATACTGTAAACACACTAATCGAAGATCCAATCTTGCTATTGGCTAAAGATCAAACCGGCTCGCCCGTTTTTGACATTGGCTTTGTCGGCGAACGTGGGGATTCAACTAATATCGCATGGATTTGGGACGAAAGTGCAAGTGAATTTGCAGCAGGGTTCACATCAGCAGATGCAAGTGGCAACGTGGTTGCGCTATCAAGTTATGCTGATGCACAAGTTGCAGACCTTACATTGGTCAACATGGCACCAAGTGGTAACGTAACAACAGCACTAAATGTTGATGCTACAATCGAAGCTGGTACTTCTATCGAAGCGCCAACACTAACAGACGGTACAATGAGTATCAATGCTGGTAGTATCACAGGTGGCGTAGCTGCTACATTCAGTGGTAACGTAAGTGCTGGTAACTTGATTACTGCTGGTGCTCTTGAAGCAGCAGCACTAACTGCAACCGGTAATGTAACTGGTGGCAATATTGTATCACAAGCAGACGTAACAACTGTTAGCGTAACTGCAAGTGGCACCGTCGAAGGTGGCACATTAACTGATGGTACTGCAAGTCTTAACGCAGGCAGTATCACAGGTGGTGTTGCTGCTACGTTTAGTGGTAATGTTGATAGTGGTAATGTTAACACAACATTGGTTGATGCAACTACACTAACAGCAAGTGGTACTGTAACAGGCGGTACACTAACTGATGGTACACTATCTAGTACAGCTGGTACTGTAACAGGTGGCGTAGCTGCTACATTTAGTGGCAATGTTGATTCAGGCAATGTTAACACAACATTGGTTGATGCAACTACACTAACAGCAAGTGGTACTGTAACAGGTGGCACATTAACTGATGGTACAGCAAGTATTACTGCTGGTACACTAACAGGCGGCGTAGCTGCTACGTTTAGTGGCAATGTAACTGCTGGTAACTTGATTACAGGCGGTGCACTTGAAGCACAAGCACTAACAGCCATTGGTAATGTAACTGGTGGCAATATTGTATCACTAGCAGACGTAACAACTGTCTCTGTAACAGCATCAGGTACTGTTGAAGGTGGTACACTAACTGATGGCACTGCTACACTAACTGGTGGTAGTATCACAGGTGGCGTTGCTGCTACGTTCAGTGGTAATGTTGACAGTGGTAATGTTAACACAACACTAGTTGATGCAACTACATTGACTGCAAGTGGCACTGTAACAGGTGGCACATTAACTGATGGCACATTGAGTTCAACTGGTGGTACTGTAACAGGTGGCGTAGCTGCTACATTCAGTGGTCAAGTAAGTGCTGGTACACTAACTGATGGCACATTGAGTATCAACTCAGGTGCAATCACAGGCGGAACTAATGCTACATTTACTGGTACAGTACAGGGCCTAGACGTAACCGCAACTGGCAACGTAAATGCTAGTGTGGTTAACACAACTGACGTTAAAGGTACTTCGGTAACTCTTACTGCAACTGGCACAAATGAAGACATTGTTCTTCTTCCAAGTGGCACAGGCGTTATTGATGCGAGTAGTGCAAAAATTGTTTCTCTTGCAGATCCAGTACAAGATAGTGACGCAGCCAATAAAGGCTATGTTGACAGTGTTGCAGAAGGTCTTGACGTTAAAGGTTCAACTAGAGCCGCAACTGCTACTGCTCTACCAGCCAACACATACGACAACGGCACAGCTGGTGTAGGTGCTACACTAACAGGTAATGCCAACGGTGCATTGGCTGATCAAGATGATGTTGCAATGGCACAAGGCGATAGACTACTTGTTAAAGACGAATCTACTGCCGCAAACAATGGTATCTATGTTGTAACTACACTTGGTGACGCAGGCACTGCCTACGTTCTAACTCGTGCAGAAGACATGGATGGTTCACCTACTAGTGAAATTCCAGGTGCGTTTACTTTTGTTGAAGAAGGCACAGTATACCTTGATAGTGGTTGGGTTTGTACAACAAACGCTCCGGTTACTATGGGTACAACTGCTATTAACTGGAGTCAGTTCTCCGGTGCTGGTTCAATTGTAGCAGGCGACGGTCTATCTAAATCAGGTAATGAGCTATCTGTAAATGTTGACGAAACTACAACTACAATCACTGCTGATGCAGTTGTTGTTAAAGCAGGCGCACAGTTTGTAACACCAGATATTGGTGCTGCTACCGGTACAAGTCTAACTGCAACAGGCACCGTTGAAGGTGCTACACTAACTGATGGTACTGCAAGTATTAATGCTGGTACACTAACAGGCGGCGTAGCCGCTACATTCAGTGGTAACGTTGACAGTGGTAATGTTAACACAACACTAGTTGATGCAACTACTGTAACAGCAAGTGGCACTGTAACAGGTGGTACACTAACAGACGGCACGTTGAGTTCAACTGGTGGTACTGTAACTGGCGGCGTAGCTGCTACATTCAGTGGCAATGTCGACAGTGGTAATGTTAACACAACACTAGTTGATGCAACTACATTGACTGCAAGTGGCACTGTAACAGGTGGTACACTAACTGATGGTACTGCAAGTATTACTGCTGGTACACTAACAGGTGGTGTTGCTGCTACATTCAGTGGTAACGTAACTGCCGGTAACTTGATTACAGGTGGTGCACTTGAAGCACAAGCACTAACTGCAACCGGTAATGTAACTGGTGGCAATATTGTATCACTAGCAGACGTCACAACAGTATCTGTAACTGCAAGTGGCACTGTTGAAGGCGGTACACTAACTGATGGTACTGCAAGTATTAATGCCGGTACATTAACAGGTGGTGTTGCTGCTACATTCAGTGGTAACGTTGACAGTGGTAATGTTAACACAACACTAGTTGATGCAACTACTGTAACAGCAAGTGGTACTGTAACTGGTGGCACATTAACTGATGGCACATTGAGTTCAACATCTGGTACAATCACAGGTGGCGTAGCTGCTACATTCAGTGGCACTGTCGAAGGTGGCACATTAACTGATGGCACTGCTACACTAACTGGTGGTACACTAACAGGTGGTGTTGCTGCTACATTCAGTGGTAACGTTGATTCAGGTAATGTTAACACAACATTGGTTGATGCAACTACATTGACTGCAAGTGGTACTGTAACTGGTGGTACACTAACTGATGGTACACTATCTAGTACAGCTGGTACAATCACAGGCGGTGTTGCTGCTACGTTTAGTGGCAATGTTGACAGTGGTAATGTTAACACTACTGGTGTATTTGCAGATGCAGGCACTTTTGGTAACATTACTGTTAATACTGATAGTATTGATAGTGTTGGTGAAACTATTACACTAAACACTGACAGTCAAGATGTTGATGTTCACATTGAGAACGCAGCAGGTAATGTATATGTAAAAGCAGATGCAGGTTCCTCAAGTGTTGCTATTGGTGAGAACGCTACTCAAACCACAGGTGCTACGCTTAAAGTAGGAAGTACCGACAGTATGATGATTCCGGTTGGGACCACAGGCGAACGCCCTGTTACTCCAGCAACTGGTATGATTCGTTTCAATACTTCGTTGGATCAGTTTGAATTCTATGATAATGACAGTTGGACAACAGCTGGTGTTGAATTCACAGTTATTGCTAGTGAAACATTCTCAGGCGATGATAGTACAGTAGCATTTACACTATCAACTACTCAAACTACTGCTAGTTGTATTGTTAGTATCAACGGTGTGGTACAGCTACCAACAACAGCATACGGTGTTAGCGGAACAACATTGACATTTACTGAAGCTCCAGCAACAGGCGATGACATTGAAGTTCGCGAAATCACAACCACAACAACTATTGCTAGTCTGTCAAACGGTGATGCCACTGCTGTAGTTGAAACACTAACTGGTGTACCGACTGTGCAAGTTACAGGTAACATGTTGCCAGTAGCTAACGTATCACAAAACCTTGGTAGTACAGATAAACGCTGGAACGAATTGTTCCTAGCAGGCAGTACAATTACACTTGGTAACGTTGTTATTAAAAACACAGGCGGTAATGCTGTTGGCTTCTTTGGCCCAGACGGAACTACACCAGGCACAATTGATGCAAACGTTGAGATTGCTGGTGACAGTATCCAGAGCGGTACTTCATTGGTTGACTTTGCAGGTGTAAACGGTAACGTTAACATTACTTCTGGTGGCGTAGCATCTATGATTGCTACAACAGACGGTGCTAACGTAACTGGTAACTTAACTGCTAGTGGTAACATTGCAGCATCCAGCTTCATTGGTGACGGTAGTCAGCTAACTGGCATTGACGCTACACAGATCCAAAATGGCACAACTAGTGTTGCTACTGCGTTAAATGGTGATGTTACAGTTACAAGAGGCGGCACATTAAGTGCAACCTTTACTGCGGCTGGTATGACTGGTGACGTAATAGGTGATGTAACTGGTAGTGCTGACACACTTTCAACTGCTAGGGCAATTGCACTAAGTGGTGCTGTAACTGGTACTGCTAACTTTGATGGTAGTTCGGGTATTACTATTGCAACAACTGCAACAAGTGATCCAACTATTACACTATCAGGTGCAGTAACTGGATCAGGTACATTAACCAATCTAGGTGATGTTACTATTGCAACAACTGCAACAGCAGATCCAACAATCACACTTGCTGGTGATCTAACTGGTAGTGCAACACTTACTAACCTAGGTGACGCAACACTAACAGCAACTATTGCAGCCAATTCGGTTGCACTTGGTACTGATACAACTGGAAACTATGTTGGTGCAGGTGCTACAAGTGGTAGTGGTATTAGTGGTAGTGTAAGCAATGAAGGTGGAACATTTACTGTTACATCAAACGCTACAAGTGCTAACACAGCAAACACTATTGTATTCCGCGATGGCAGTGGCAACTTTAGTGCCGGTACAATCACAGCAACATCAACGTCAGCTCAGTATGCTGACTTGGCAGAGATGTATGCAGCAGATGCAGACATTGAAGCAGGTACTGTTGTAATGTTTGGCGGAGAAGGCAAAGTTGCAGCATGTGACAGTGAAAACTGTCGTGCAGTAGCGGGTATTATCTCAACTGATCCAGCTCACTTGATGAACAGCACTCAAGAAGGTGTTGCTCTTGCACTAGCAGGTCGTGTTCCTTGTAAGGTAACAGGCCCTGTAGCAGCAGGTGACTTGATGGTATCAGCTGGTAATGGTCGTGCAATGGCTAACAACGATGCAGCAATGGGTACAGTAATTGGTAAAGCAATCGAAGCTCACGAAGGCGGCGAAGGCGTTATCGAAGTACTAGCACTAATGATGTAATCATTACTTAAAATATTAAGAATAGCAGGGTTCGCCCTGCTATTTTTTTGGCCAAAAACCTATAACGCATTTGTATTGTCAACAACGATAAATATACAAAAGCAAGGATTGCAACAACATGGGATTAACTAGGCCAAGAGCCCACCAATTACAGGATATTGACTATAAACAAACAGCTCGTGCTGTTACGTCGAGCAACATCACACTAAGTGGCGGTACACCAGCAACTGTTGACGGTGTTAGTCTTCTTGTTGATGATAGAGTACTGGTTAATGGACAAACAGATCAAACCGAAAATGGAATTTACTATGTAACCACACTGGGATCTGGGTCTAACGGAACATGGGCAAGAACCGGTGATGCGAATGCCACAGGCGAAATGAATTCAGGTATGATCATTATGGTCACCGAAGGCACTGGGTTTGCTGACACACAATGGATGCTTACCACTGACGGCACAATTACAATCGGAACAACAAACATTGTGTTTGCACAAACTAGTTCAAACGCATTTGGTATCGTTGCTGTTGCAGGACAAGACAATCTTTTTGCCGACAGTGTTGGTGACACACTTACAATATCTGCTGGTACAAATCTTGCACTAACAACCAATGCATCAACAGATACACTTACAATTACACCAAGTTTAACACCATCACTTACCAGTGTGACTGCCACAACGTTTAGTGGCAGTGGTGCAAGTTTAACTGCGTTAAATGGAAGTAACATAAGTACAGGCACTGTTGCGGCAGCAAGGGTAGCAACACTTAACCAAAATACAACAGGGACAGCCGGTGGTC